ACAATCTTGGGATGCACCATCAAATACATTAAGTATTACAAATATTTCTGGAGAATTCACTGATAATATTGTTATCATTGGTGAAACAAGCAATGCCAGATATGAGTTGGTCGATTATGATCCATTAAAAGACAGCACCAGAAATGAGGCCTACGATAATCACTATATTGATAATGCAGCCAACAATATTATTGTTACCACAGAAATCAACGCATTCGGAAAACTGTAATGTCATCAATACAATATAATCGTGCGATACGCAAAATAATTGTGGCTTTTGGAAATCTTTTCGACAGTATTCCACTGGTGCGTTACAATCCAGATAACACAGAAGCTGAGCGAGTAATTGTTCCTATTGTATATGCAGCCAAAGAGTTGTATGTTAAAAGACTGGAAGAAGACTTAACGCTTGACAAAAAAGTACAAACTACATTACCAAGATTTTCTTTTGAAATGACAGGCCTGCGTTATGATCCGGACAGAAAACAAAATACAAATATCAGAAATTTCTCACAGACAAGTTCTGGTGTAATTGCACAATACAATCCAGTACCTTACGATTTTGATTTTAGCCTTTTTCTTTACACACGTAATATTGAAGATGCACACCAAATATTAGAATACGTGCTTCCATTTTTTACACCAGATTACACATTAAAAGTAAACATGGTGCCAGAAATGGGAATCGTCAAAGACATTCCAATTTTACTTGAAGATATCTCCAGTGACATTCGTTACGAAGGTGATAGAAATTCAGAAACAAGAGTGGTAAGACATCCACAGTCAACGTTATTAAGACTTCTATTACCAATATATTGAACGATATTACAGCAAGCGATATTGTAGCTTTCAATATGACATTACCTGGAATAGGAACGTATCAGATTGGTGAAACAGTGTACCAAGGTTACTCTTACCAAACTGCAACAGCAACGGCCAAAGTAGTTTCTTGGAATAACGCGGTGTTACAATTAACAAATATTAATGGTAATTTTATTTCATCGCAACCGATTTATAGTCTAAACAATAACGCAAACTATAGATTCTCATCATACAACTTGTCTGGAGATATTGTACAAAAATTTGTTGAGATAGATATTACTTCTAATCCAACAACAGCAAATGCCAATAGTTTATATACCTACACAACAACTATTACCGAAACTGGTGGCGCAACAGTGGTGATTGGCAACGCAAACAACGAAATCACATATGTACCTCCGGCACCACCAACACCACAAACACCATACGATTATTGGCATAACCCAGATATAGATTTAATGCAATGAGAAAATTACAATTTAAAAGATTTTCCAATACAGATATTATCAGTGTCACCGGTTCTGCCGGTGAATTGATAATTGACAACACAACTCACTCTATAACCATACATGACGGTATTGTTCCTGGTGGGCATAGACAAGCATCCGAATCATTCGTTATTAACACTTTAGGTGCGGCCAATTCCAATCTAACAACATATGCAGCGAACACGGCTAATGCCGCATTCACTAAAGCAAACGCAGCATTTAATTTTGCAAACAACATATCTTTAATTCCTGGTGCCACAGGTCCAACAGGAGCAACAGGACCAGCAGGAACAAATGGTGTATCAGGATCAACAGGTGCCACAGGAGCTTCTGGTGCATCAGGTGACACATATCATACATTCAGTTCAAATACATTAACCATTTCTAATGTTGGAACAATTACTTTATATACTTCCAACACATATCTGGATTATTCAATTGCACAGACAATTATTATTGCACACGATTTAGCTAACCACATGCACGGTCAGGTTAACACATACAATCAAATGACCGGCGCATTAGTTGTAGACTTAACAAATTCTACTGGATCTGGCACGTATAGTTCTTGGGAAATTAACTTAGATGGCGCTGTCGGCATTCAAGGTGCTACTGGTGCCACAGGGTTAACCGGTTCCACAGGATCTACCGGTCCGGCCGGTGCGACAGGACTAAGTGGTGCGACAGGAACCACAGGTGCCACAGGTACCACTGGTGCTACTGGTACTATAGGATCAACAGGACCGACAGGTCCAACTGGCGCCACAGGTGTTACAGGATCCACAGGCGTCACTGGTGCAACAGGATTAACTGGTGCAACAGGCACAACAGGTTCTACAGGACCCACGGGTGCAACAGGTACCACTGGTGCAACCGGTGTAACGGGTTCTACAGGAACTACTGGTGCAACAGGTTCTGATGGCGCAACGGGACCTGCCGGAGCAACTGGTGCAGGCACAACAGGGGCCACAGGTGTTACCGGATCCACTGGAGCAACCGGACCCACCGGAGCAACTGGTGCCGGAGCAACTGGTGCAACAGGATCAACTGGACCAACCGGAGCAACAGGAACAGTGGGACCAACTGGCCCATCAGGTTCAACAGGACTAAGTGGACCCACCGGGCCAACGGGTCCAACTGGTCCTTCAGGATTAACAGGATCAACTGGTGCTACAGGATCTGTTGGCGCAACTGGACCATCCGGTGCGACTGGCGCAACAGGCCCAACTGGATCTACAGGGCCAACAACAATACCACAAAATCCGCAATCCGGTGGATATACTCTACAACTATCAGATTCGGGTAAACACATTTATTTAACTGTTACAAATACAATTACGATTCCCGCAAACTCTGTTACATCTTTTGCGAACGGTACAACTGTGTCCATCATCACAAACGGCACAGCGACAGCAACAGTCTCTATCAACAGTGACACCATGTATCTTGGTGGTGTGGGTACAACTGGATCCAGAACAGTTCAACCATACGGCATGGCAACATTGATTAAAGTTGACAACACAATTTGGTATATTTCTGGTGCTGGAGTTGCATAATGAGTGGTGTAATGCAGGCCACATTTTGGTGGCAGTACGCCTCACCTAGCACACTACCTGCTTTGCAAGTTTGGTATGATGCCAGTGATGGTAAAAGTTTTAATAAATCGTCTTCGGCACAAGCAAACAATACAGCGGTAACCTCATGGCAAAATGCTGGTGGGTTAACATCGCATGACCTTAACTCTACAGGTGGGCATAGGCCCACATTTATTACTCCAGGAAAAAATAATTTAGGTGTCGTAAGATTTTCACCAGCTGCCACATCAGAATTGACAATTAATCCAATTTCTTACATGCAAGGTTTAAGTGCCGTAACAATGGCAATCGTTTTTAAATCGTCTAACACCGCATCAGGAACAAGAGTTGTAACCTCAACCAATTCAAACGGATTTAGATGGGGTCAAAACGGAACACAATGGATTGGTGGTTTTGCCGGTGCAACATTCACAGTTGATACTGTGACAGCAGATACAAATTGGCACCACATCATTTTAAAATTTGATGGATCAAAATCCAACAATTCAACAAAATTGAATGCGAGATTGGATTCATCCGATTTAACACTAACGTACACAGGAACAGTTGCAAATTTTACATCAAACACTGCTTCAACATTTTATGCTGGGTTTGATGCAAACAATAATTATTTTCATGGTGATATCGGTGAAATATTATTTTGGACAAGTGCATTAAATCCAGGACAAATTGCTGCGGTTGAAAACTATATAACTACTAAATGGAACATATGAACACGTTTGATAAAAATATGGAAAAAATATTTGATGTAACTCCAGTGGAAACTACACCAAACCCTTTGGTGCCCGTTGAAGAAAAGATTGTCAATGCGGACCTTAAGCAAGACCTTGAGGACGCATATCAACAAACCAAAGACAACCTGCAAGACCTGATTGACCAGGGCAAGGATGCCATGGAAGAAATACTTCAGATTGCAAAAGCTGGCCAACATCCTAGAGCCTTCGAAGTGTACGGTACACTACTTAAAAATGTGGTGGATGCCAACAAAGAACTTCTGGCTGTACAAAAACAAATGCGTGATATGAACAAATCGTCCAAAAAAGATGGTGAAACTAAAATTGACAAAGCTATTTTTGTCGGTTCTACCGCAGAATTAAGTAAACTCATCAAAGGTAAAGAATGAGTGTAGATATTGATGACTATGATTTAAATGCGAAAGACACGTACCGTGACAATCCTCTTCTTAAAAAAGCAGGCGTCAAGGTAGAGTATACGCAGGAACAAGTTGATGAGTACATTAAATGCGCCAAAGATCCTGTTTACTTTGCAGAAAATTACGTGACGATTGTTAACGTTGACGTAGGTTTGATGAAGTTCAAGATGTGGGACTTCCAAAAGAAGATGATTCAGACCTATCACGAAAATCGTTTTTCAATCACCAAATGCCCACGACAGGTCGGTAAAACAACAACTTCAGTTGCATATCTTCTTTGGTTGACATTGTTCACTGACACACAAAACGTTGCCGTTCTGGCTAACAAAGGTTCTCTGGCCAGAGATATTTTAGGGAAATACCAGTTAGCTTATGAAAATTTACCTATGTGGTTGCAACAAGGTGTTGTAGTATGGAACAAAGGTAACGTAGAACTGGAAAATGGATCAAAGATTATTGCAGCGTCCACATCAAGTTCTGCAATTCGTGGTGGTGCGTTCAACCTAGTATTCTTGGACGAATTCGCATTCGTTCCAAATAATATTGCTGAAGAGTTCTTCAACTCAGTATACCCTGTAATTTCATCAGGTAAAACGACAAAAATCATTATTGTTTCCACTCCGAACGGTATGAATCTGTTCTATAAGTTATGGATGGATGCAATCAATAAGAAAAACAACTATAAAACTTTTGAGATTCATTGGTCTATGGTGCCGGGGCGTGATGAGGCCTGGAAAGAAGAGACGATTCGCAATACATCTGAACGTCAGTTCCGCCAGGAGTTTGAAACCGAATTCTTAGGATCGTCGAATACATTGATTTCAGGTTACAAATTGCAACAACTTGTGTACTCGGATCCAATTGTCACTCACGACATGATGAAAATTTATGAACATCCTGTCAAAGAAACTGAAGGGCATCCAAAAGACCATCTGTATTGTATCACAGTTGATGTGTCTGAAGGTAAAAATATGGACTGTTCTGCGTTCTCGATAGTTGATATATCACAAACTCCATATAAACAGGTAGCAACATATCAAAGTTCTACAATATCACCCATTCTTTTTCCTACGGTCATCTACAATGCTGCCAGAATGTACAACGATGCATATGTATTGATTGAAATCAATAACAATCCACAGGTAGCAGACTCATTACATTCTGATTTTGAATATGAAAATCTGTGGAAAATATATACTGGTAACAAACAACCACAACAATTATCAGCTGGTTTTGCGCGTGGTATACAAATGGGACTGAAAATGTCACCACAAGTCAAGGCTATTGGCTGTTCCAACCTTAAAACTTTGATTGAAGGTGACAAGTTAATAGTACAAGACTTTGAAACCTATTCTGAATTAACCACTTTTGAACAACAAAAGAATTCTTTCAAGGCAGCCGAAGGCGCCAATGACGATTTGGTAATGACACTTGTGATATTTTCATGGGTTTCAACACAAAAATATTTTAGGGAAATTGTAAATCACGACATTCGCAAACAAATTCAATTGGAAAAAATGAACCAAGTGGATGAAGAAGTCTTGCCAGCACCAATTATTGAAGACGGTATGCAACATGACTTTGAAATTATGGGTGGAGATGTTTGGGAAGTTGCAAATGGCGGTGAAACTTATGCCAGTTTTGTGAGAAACATGGTTGATAGGTTGTAAATACAGCGATTCATAAA